ATACCAGTGGGATCGGCCTTCGATCTGAACGTCACAGCCAGCGTTCCTTAGCCGATTAGCAAGTGCCGCCCTGTCTTGGGGACGATTTGTGATTCGAACTTCATTGCGACCTGCAACATCGCTAAACGGGCGTGTTGTCCCCAAGGTCACCAGGATCGTCCGCTCCGGGTGACGGCCGAATGCCATTCCTGCCTCAAAAAGAACATTGGGGCGAGCCTGGGGCGTGAGTTCTCTCTCGAAGGGGGCGTCATTCGGTGCCTGAAAGCGCGTACCAAGCCGGGCGTAATCGTCGCCTGTGATGAGAACAATAACCGCCTTTGCTTCAGAGAAGGCCCTTTCCAGGATCTCGCCAATAGGAGGGGCTCCTTCGGCAGTGAATGAAACCGCCTGCTCCCACTCAATCGGGGAGAGATTGATTGCAGTCAAGAAAGTAAGCATCGCATCGAGTGCCGCAGCATTTCGCCCATGAACGACAAATACGCGACGTGGGTCAGGGTCGGGCGTTGAACGATCTTGTGTTCCGACAGGTGCCAAGGTCGTATCTCCCAATACATCATCTATTGCATGGATGGCGTGTGCGATTTGCGGCATTGCAGAATGCGGGTCTGCGTGATGATGAAATTTCAAATCGAAGTCGGGAAGCACTGACCCAAGCTGATCAAAAACTTTGATCAACGGACTCGCCGCACCTGGGCTGAGCTTGCCGTTCCTTGCGGCCACTTCACGAAAGCTGTTTTCCTGCACCTTAAGAGCTGCGCGAAGTCTGTGCAAAAGAGCAATTGGGTCACTCGGCATACGAAGTAGGTAGTTTATCCTCCATAGTCGCTTTCAATGAATTTTCTCGACAAAGCCATCGCCGTTGTCGCGCCGCACCGCGCTCTTCAACGTGCACGGAGTCGCGTGGCGCTCGAAATGACCCAGGACTATCTGGATCGCCACGCGCAACGATTCAGCTACGACGGTGCGACCGCGGGCCGCCGTGCCTATGGCTGGTACGCCGCCTCGACAGACGCGAACGTCGAGCTGATGGGATCGCTCATCTGGCTTCGCAATCGGAGCCGCGATCTGATCCGCAACAATCCGTATGCGGCGCGGGCGATTGAAGAGTTGGCAGGAAATGTAGTCGGGACGGGAATCGTTCCAAAGGCGAAGACAGGCAATGCCGCAATCGACAAGGTCATCGACGCTGAGTGGCCGTTTTTCGCGGATGCCTGCGACACACCGCAGCGACTGGACTTCTATGGAATGCAAACGCTGGCTGTTCGAACAATGGCGGAGAGCGGCGAAGCGCTCATCCGGTTTCGCCCGCTTCTGGCCGCCGCTAATCTGCGCGTTCCTCTTCAGCTTCAAATGCTGGAGGCAGATTTCTTAGATCAGTCCCGAACTATGGGGCTGGTCAACGGCCACGTGATGGAAGGCGTGCAGTTCGACCAGATGGGCCGCCGCGCCGCCTACTGGCTCTTCAGTTATCACCCGGGCGGCGTCCTGATTTTGAATCCGCGCGGCGGAATCATCAGCCAGCCGGTTCCGGCCGATCAAATTATGCACGTGTATCGCGTGTTGCGGCCCGGCCAGGTTCGTGGCGTGCCATGGCTTTCGCCCGTGATGATGGCGCTCCGGGATCTGGACGACTACTGCGACGCGGAGCGAGTCCGAAAGAAGGTAGAGGCCTGCGTTACAGCATTCGTGCAGCAGCCGGAAGGCATCGACGGCGATCCGCTCGGCATCTCCGGTACCGACCCAGTTACCAGAGCGCCGGTAGAAACCTTTCAGCCTGGCATGGTCGAGTACCTGAAGCCGGGACAGGAGATCAAGTTCAACAATCCTCCGGCGGCGGGCGGTTACCGCGAGTACAAAATGACCGAGTTACAGGGGATCATGGCTGGCATCGGTCTGCCGTACGAGCTCGGCACCGGCGATATGTCGCAGGTGAATTACTCCTCGTGGCGGGGCGGCATGCTGGGATTCCGCAACACGGTGGAGGCGTACCGCTGGCTCACTCTGATCCCGCTGTTCTGCATGCCGGTGTGGCGTCGCTTCGTGGATACGTTGATCCTTCAAGGGAAGATTCCGCAGAAGGCGCTCGATGATCCGAAGGTCGCCATCCATGCGGTGCAGTGGACTGCGCCGAAGTTCGAGAGCGTCGATCCTGTCAAGGACGCGGCCGCGGAACTGAAGATGATCCGTACCGGGACGCTCGATCTGTTCGAGGCGATCTCGCGCAACGGATACGACCCGGAAGAGCGGTTGCAGAAGATCGCGCGCGTCAACAAGATTCTCGACAAGCTCGAAATCATTCTGGACTGCGACCCGCGCAACGTGACGGATCGCGGCCAGGAACAGCCTGCCGCCAGCGACGAGCGCACTCCGAGTTCGAAGCCCACCGTCGCTGGCACGAAGGTACCCGCCGCTTCGAATGCCGATGCAGAAGCCATCGCTGAGTTGTTCTCGGGAACGCCCGCTTCGCGGTCGTGGGATTCGCCTTCCCGAATTTATCGCTCGTAGAAAAGAGGTTCAAACCATGAAAGCAAATCAGGCGCTTGAGTTTTTCGCCGCGTCCGATGCAAAGCCTGTCGCCAGCACGGCCAACGAGAAGGACGGCACGATTGACGTCGTCTGGTATACGGGCGCACAGGTTCCGAGGAAAGACCCCGACACCGGCGATCCGTACATGCTCACGCTCGACATGGGCGGGGCGCGCCTCGACCGCCTGAACGCGGGGGCACCCGTCTTCGATACCCATTTCACCGGCGACGACTACAAGTCCGTCGTTGCCGGGAAGGCGGGCACCAAGGCGCAGGTCGGCGTCGTGAACAAAGCGTGGGCCGACGGTTCGAATGGGATGGCCACGCTGAAGTTCGATCTCGGCGACGAGGACGGTGCGGAGTTGTTCCGCAAGGTGTCCAGCGGGATCGTGCAGAACCTGAGCTTCGGAGCGTGGATTTACAACCGCGAGAAAACGACGGTACAGGCTCAGACGGAAGGCAAGCCGCCGTACGGCAACCCGAATGAGATCAGCATGTTCACAGCGACCGATTGGGAACCGTTCGAGATATCGGTCGTCCCGGTCCCAGCCGATTTCAACACAACGTTTTTGTCCGCCGAGGCTTTGATCACAAAGACCACCGACGGGCAAGCAGCACGGGCCTCAAGCCCACATAAGGAGAAACCTGCCATGGCAGAAAGCACTACACAGACGGCGGGCGCAGAGGCCCGTGTGAACGAACAGGCACTCGTCGCAGCGCGCGGCGAGGCAGTGAAACTGGAGCGCGAGCGCATCGTTGAAATCGAACACCGCGCCACTCGCTTCAAATCCATCCTTGGAGACGACTTTGTCCGCAAAGCAATCTCCGACGGCAAGACGGCAGACCAGTTCAGCGTCGAGGCCTTCGCGGCGCTGAGCGCAAAGGGTCAGCAAACCACGGGCGGCGAAGACCGGCCCATTCGCAGCGAGTTGAGCATCACCCGCGATGGCGGGGAAACCCGGCTGGCTGCAATGCAGAACGCCATGCTGCTGCGCCACGATCCGAAGTTCTTCCTGGCAAAGCATCCGAAGACCGGAGAACTGCTGAACGGATGCGGCGCGGAAAATCAGCGGCGCGCCGAGGAGATGGGACGCGAGTACGTGGGCTTGTCGCTCATGGAGATGGCCCGCGAGTCCCTCGAAATCCGCGGCATCAACCACCGGGGGATGAACAAGAACCGGATCGCCGAACTGGCGTTGCAGGCTCCGAGCCGTGGAGCCGAATACTTCGGCGGAGGCGCTGAATCGACTTCGGACTTCCCGGCGATCCTCGCCAACGTCGCCAACAAGACGCTGCGCCAGGCTTACGAGTCCTATCCGCGCACCTTCCAGCCCTTCTGCCGCCAGGTGACCGCGCCCGACTTCAAGCCGATCAACCGCGTGCAGTTGAGCGACGCTCCGGCCCTTCAGCAGTTGAATGAAAAGGGCGAGTACCACCGGGCGAACCTCACCGACATGAACACGAACTACTCGCTCCAGACGTTTGGCGAGGTCGTGGCCATCACGCGCAAGGTCATCATCAACGACGATCTTCAGGCCATGACGCGCATCCCCGCGATTCTGGGCGTGGCGGCCGCGCAGCTTGAATCGAATACCGTCTGGGGACTCATCACCAGCAACCCGGTGATGACGCTCGACGGCAAGGCCATCTTCCATACCGCTCACAGCAACCTGCTCAGCGGCGTGGCCAGCAGCATCGATCCCACCGTGGGTAGTTCCGCGCCGCTGACCGCGCTGGCCAAAGCCCGCGTGCAGATGCGGCTCCAGAAGGCTCCGCAGGGGACGCCGCTCGACCTGGTGCCGCGCTTCATGGCGGTGCCTCCGTCGCTTGAAACCTACGCCCTCCAGTTGATCTACCCGATCAACATCGCCTCGTCTGACCAGACGAAGGTCGTGCCCGAGTGGGTCCGGTCGCTGGTTCCGGTTGTTGAGCCGCGTCTCGACAACTCAACCGGCACCGCGACCAACTGGTTCCTGTTCACCGATCCCGCACTGATCGACACGCTGGAATACTGCTACCTCGAAGGGCAGCAGGGCGTGTACATCGAGACCCGCCAGGGCTTCGAAGTGGACGGCGTCGAGATCAAGGCGCGCATGGACTTCGGCGCTGCGGCAATCGATTATCGCGGCCTGCAAAAGAGCGCGGGCGCATAGAAGGTTCACAGAAAGAAGGAGAACAGATCATGCAGAACTATGTACATCGGGGGGAAACCCTCACCGTCACCGCGCCCTACACCGTCGTTACCGGGCAGGGCGTTCTCGCTGGAAATCTTTTCGGCGTCGCGGTCTTCAGTGCGGCTTCGGGCGCGTCGCTGGAGATTGTCACGTGGGGCGTTTACGACCTCGCGAAGGATGGCAGCACTTTCAATCCCGGCGACAAAGTCTACTGGGACAACGTCAACCTCGTGGCCACGTCGGCTCCACCCGCATCGCCTTCCACGACTCCAGGGAACCGCGAGATCGGCGTTGCCGACCTTTGCCAGGCGAGTGGCGTCAACGCACCGGGCGGACTGACCGGCGACGCGACCGTTCGCGTGCGATTGAATCTCTGCTCCATCGGTCTGGTGACTTCGTCCGACATGGACCCCGGCCTGTTGCAGAAGATCACTGTCGTATTGACCGCTGCGCAGATCGAGGCCATGAACGGTACGCCGGTGAATATCATTCCTGCGCCGCTTGCGGGCCAGGTCGTGGTGCCCGATCAGTTCGTGATTCAGACGAAACCGGGCGGAACGAATTTCACCGGCGGTGGTGCGGTGACGTTCCAGTATCACGGGACGAGCATCAATCCGCATGCGGGCAACCTCGCGGCGGCGACCGTGAACAGCGGCACCGCCAGCGTCAACGTGCTGGCTCCTCCTTCGGCGGGGTACCAGCCTCCCGCAGCGACCGGCATCGATATCACCAATGGAACGGCTGCGTTCGCCACCGGCAACGGAACGCTGGTCGTTACCGCGTACTACAGCATCATCACGCTCGGGTAAACCACGATGTCCAGTTGGTCCGCAATCGACGCGGCGGCGAACGTCGTCATGCAGCAAACGTTCGGCGAGCCAGTCGTGTACCAACCGGTGCAGGCCGGAACCGCGGTGGGCGATCCATTGACGATCACCGCAGTCCGGCACGCCCGCGTGCGGGAGGAGTCGGGCGCGCTGGCGAACTTCGAAGAGATCTCGGTGAACCCGCCGGACCTCCCGAATCCGCCGGGAAAGGGCGATTGGGTAACCGCGTGGGGCGCGCAGTACACAGTGACGACTGTGCGCCAGCCCGATGCCTACGGGATGATCGCACTCGCGCTGTTACAGCGCGCTGGATTGTGACAAGCATTCTGGCACAGGTGAATGGTAAAATCGGCTGCCAAATGGGCAAGTTTGCCGAAGTCGGCATAATTCGGGCGAAGGCGAGCGAGATGACACAGCATCTCGTGTGCGCTTTTCTGGATTCCCTGTTTCTGGCATTGTGGGCTGCGCCTAATGTGTATATTGGACGGTTCATAGAAGGCCTTCGCGTCACAGGCATTGACGAAGCCGTGCTTCGAAGTCTCCAAGTCCTATTTGGCATTTCGACGCTCGCCCCGATCTGTATTTGGATGTACAAAGACATCCGCATCATGATCAAGCACGCCAACCGCGACATCGCGCTTGCGGGCATGCAGCCCATTGCCGTGCCTGCCCAGGCAACCGGTAGCGTGATCGTTGGCGGATCAGAGGCGTCCGAGTGACGTCGACCGATTACTTGCCGTTCGAGCGAGGCATAAAGGACGGCCTTCTCATCTATCTGCGCCGCTTGGGGGTATTTCTTGCTGTATTGGCGGTCGCCAGCGTGCTCTGCGGCCTTATCGGACTGATGTTTATCCCGCGTGCTGACAAGCCGAAGCCTGCACCGAGCGAAGAAACATCGCATTTTGAAATCATTACTTTTGTCGCCCTAGGTACCGGTCTGGCGGTGTTCACTTTGCGAAAGACCATGGCGACAGTCTTTCAGATCCAGACAAACCGGTTTACTCTCACACTGGGCAGCACTCTTTTTGTGATCCTGTGCTCGGGACTTGTCGCGTCGATTTTTACCCGTGATCTTGAGGTTGTCGTGCCTTTGGCATCCGCACTGTTAGTGCACCTGTTCGACGGGTTCGTGTTTTTGAAAGATAGGGGCGACGAGCTTCAAAGGCGCAGGTCTAGACGCAGAAAATAGAGAGCATCAAAGCTTGTCAGACTAAGCGGCTCGCAGGAGCGGCTTTCAATCGCGGCCGCTGGAAAAGTAGGCCCTTCATCCTTAAGGAAGTCCCGGCCCGAGACCAACGGGTCTAGGTTCCGTGATCAATCCGAAAACAATCCTCGGAGAGTGGGTGACCACGCTGCGAACTCTGCCGAATCTGGTCGCGGCGATCGGTGACGGCAGCCGCATCCAGTACTACACCGAGAACACTCTCGTCCAAATTAGAATGGAACCACGGAAGCGGGGTGTACGGGGCGGTCGGGTCCTGACGGAAAGATGAGGTG